TGTGGACTCATTCTCAACCTTCAGGTAATCCCATCACCGCAATTTTGAATTCGCTTTATAATATTATAGTTTTACGGTATGCTTGGTACATAATTTTCCTTCATACTAAGTTAGTTGGTCAACATCATTTTACCAAATATGTATATATGATAGCATATGGTGACGATAATGTTTTAAATATTGCGGATGTGATAGCGGAAGAATTTAATCAATGCACAATTTCAGCAGCTCTTGCTACCATTGGACATATCTATACCGATGAAGCAAAAACTGGTGAAATTGTGAAATATCGGACATTGTCCGAAGTTCAGTTTCTCAAACGCAGCTTTCAATTTGATTCCAAACTTAAACGTCATGTTGCGCCTTTAGATCAGAGTGTAATTTATGAAATGTTGAATTGGGTGCGCAAATCCAAATCTACATTGAATGTTGACGATGTTTTGTTGACTAATGTTCAAGTTGCTTTTAGAGAAATTGTGTATCATGGGGAAGATGCATATAATGAACTTAAACAGAGGTTAACATCTAACCTCCATCTTTTTCCCAAAAATAATTTACCAATAATCAGACCATATTTGAATCTTTTACTCGATGTGAGTTTAGGGTTTGATGTGGAAGATTATTCTTTCTTCTAAGCTTTTGATGTGATCTTGCTTTTCTATACAAAATTTTGAGTCTAATAAAAGAAAAGTACTGCTATCAAAAGAACAGGGTTACCTATTTAGGTTTACGTCCCAGGATGCTCTGTGGCAGCCCCACATTATCCAGGGAAAACTCAATGCGATTTGGAAGACTAAGTTATCTCCAATTCTAAGTAAATTAACTTGCTACAAATTCAAATTCAAATCTCGAAGTTGGTGATCGAGAGTTAATCTCCCAACAACATGAAACTGTTACCATGTCTTCACAAGGTGTGGCACCAATTTCTCAGGCTTTACCTAGTATTGTTGATATTGATACTAAGTATTTACATATGACCGTTAAAGAATTTCGCGAACACACAGTTAAAGATTTTTTATCTCGACCTATTGTAGTTTCTGCTGTTTCTTCTCTTTGGTCTACGACCCAAGCACAGGCTACTCAATTGGCTACTTATAACTTTCCTGATTCTCTTATTACTAATATTATGTACCAAGAAAAACTTAAAGGTTTTGTTGGTTTGCGTGGTACTCTTAATGTTCGTGTTCAAGTAAATTCTCAACCTTTTCAAGCTGGCCGGCTCATGCTGCAGTATATTCCATATGCTCAGTACATGCCTGACCGTGTTACAACAATAAATTCTACATTACAAGGACGATCTGGTTGTCCTCGTGTTGATCTTGATCTTAGTGTTGGTACTGAGGTCACTATGGAGATACCTTATGTTTCTCCTCATGCTTTCTATAATTTAGTTACTGCTCAAGGTTCTTTTGGTTCAATTTATTTAGTTGTTTATTCTCCTCTTCAAGATTCTACTGGTGCTTCATCTGTTGAATATACTGTTTGGGCTTGGCTCACTAATGTTGAAATAGAGTATCCTACAGGTGCTCCAATTAACACTACATTTGGGCCACGAATTGCTGCTGAAGTGGAACGTGCAGATGTGCAAATGGAACTGAAACAGCTAGCTGATAATAAATCACCATCTGCTGGTGTTGGTAAGATAGCTTCTGGTCTTCAAGATCTTTCTCGCATTCCTATTGTTGGAAATATGTTTACTCATCCTGCATGGATTTCTTCTAAAGCTGCTAATTTGTTGAAACTTTTGGGTTATTCTAAACCTACTTCTCAAGGTATGGTTTGTGAATCTAAATTGCGAACACAGGTTCGCATGGCTAATTATAATGGTGTGGATGCTTCACATAAACTCGCACTTGCGTGTGATAATGAAATTGAAACTCAACCTGGTCTTGCAGGAACTTCTATTGATGAGATGGCTTTGAGTCGTATCGTTTCTATTCCTAACTATTGGGCTACATTTTCTTGGCCAACTGCAACCACTACTGGTACGTTTTACCAAGATTATGTTACCCCTACTAAAATTAAACCTATTTCATCTATCATCA